ATCAATGTCTATGACGCCGATATCGAATTAGAGACACTCCCCATTTATCTGGACTTTGATAATTTGGTTGAGAGCCTTGATATCGAAGAGGTTACCGATGAATTGGTTACTGCAATCAGACCGTATGGTAGTGATGATGTAGATATCCGAGAGGTCAACCCCATCGGCTCCAACTGGATTTATGACCTTAGTTATTTCATTGCGAACGGTGACCTTCCTGATGTCCTTGCTGCAAAGTGGGAGGCATGGCAACGTACTGTTCTCAATCGCCAAACATACTACAAAGGCTTGGTAGCGTTACAGGCATCCGCATCTTCCACGTTACTTGCAACGCAAGCTGCACTCGCGGATTTGAAGGGCGAGCTGGATACGCTTACTGCACAGCAAAGCATTACGATTCAGGCGCTTGCAATGGAAACCACATCAACCGGTAAGGCTAACCAGCAAAAGTTGCTTGATGAAATCAATCAAAAAATTGCCGCGAAGAAGGCTGAGATTGCTGCAAAAGAAGATGAGATTGCTGCGCTTGAAGCGAACATCAAGCCATATGCAGAGCAGATTCAAGCTGTTGTCAACGAACTATCTATCAGTAAGTTTTTTTCAGAAGAAGAGTACGCAATTTTGCGCAAGTACATTATTGAGCAGGATATTACCGAAGACACTTTTGTTGCCACGAGTGTTGATACGACTGTATCTGGTAGTTCCTACTCACTGGTAAATGAAAGAGTTTCCGTAGATGCTTCTTCAATTTCTGAGGTCGATTTGACCAACGAGTTCCAAAAGAAAATGTATGTATTTTCTGGTGGCAACTTTGCTTTCAGTGGAAGCCACAATATCACTGGCGATATTATTCGTGGCACACTGGAGGTTGGTTCAGACAACCAGTATGTGCTGAGTTTGTACGCAGGTTCAATCACTGTCAATACGACAAAGGCTTCAAGCGGCACAATCACGCTTGTCGGTTCGTTATCATCTTTTTCATCTGATATTAGAGATGTGACCATCGATGAGGTAACTACACGGGAAGGCAGCAAGATTTCGTTTGTCTGCGGCACTGGCTCTATGTATTTGACAGCAAATGTCAGTGATTACCAAAAATACTCTGTGCAGTTGGAACTGTATGACTACGCGCTGGATGTCCTTGCAGATTTGGCTACACCTACATATGAATTTTCGGTTGACTCTGCAAACTTCGTATTTGCCCAAGAATTCGCACCGTTTCGAAACCGCTTGGAGCTTGGTAAGGGCGTGTATCTCAACGTCGGCGGTAAGCAGACAATCACGCCATATATCATCGAGTTTGAGTTAGATTTTGAAAAGCACAGCAATTTCTCGGTTGTCTTCTCAAATCGTTTCAAGCGAAAAGACTATGTCAATACATTGAAAGATATGGTAGAGACCAGCTACTCTACCAGCCGCAGCTTCGATGCCAACAAGTATTTGTATAATCAGGCTGCAAATCAAGCTGCGTCAGTCTCGAAGTTTATGAAGAGCTCATTGGATGCGGCAGTCAATACAATTATTGCCGCCAAGAACCAGAGTGTTGTTATCAACGGTAGTGGTATCCATGTCGGAGGTGATTCCAAGTATCAGCTTCGCATTGTAGATAGCATGATTGCTATGACCGACGATAACTGGGCGACCGCAAAGCTTGCTATTGGTCTGTTTGCGTCCGACGAGGTTGGAACGTACTTTGGTGTGAACGCAGAGGTTATCGGCGGTAAGCTTATTGTTGGCAACAATCTTGTTATTGAGAATGAGACCGACGACGGTGTCATGCAGTTCAAGGTGGACTCAAGCGGCGCATGGTTGAACAACTCCACGTTTGTTCTCCAAAAGGACAACGGCGGCAAGATTCTCATTGACCCTATGTATGGTATTGCCGCAGGCACAGGTGACCTGTACTCCGTAGATGGCACAACTGTTTACCCGTCATTTATTAGTCTTGGACGCAGCCGTGATAATATTCTGTTCGACGATGACGGGATGCCTCAGAATGCAAATTTCTATCTCGATATCGATGATGGCAGCGTCTACATCCGTGGTAAGGTTTCTGCTACTTCCGGTAAAATCGGTGGTTTCACTATTGAAGACGACTACCTCCACGCTGGTAGTGGAAGTAACTATATCGCTCTGAACGGTTCTGGCACAAATGCTAACTCCGCCTATGCAATGTGGGCTGGTGCAGCCGCTCCCGCATCTGCGAAATTCTGGGTAAAAAAGAATGGCGATATGTATGCAAAGAGTGGTACGTTTCAAGGTGTCGTGTCTGGCGCATCGTTCAAAGACAAGTCTGGCAATTCCATGATGAATAGCAACTATGAGTTCACTGCTGGATATCTCAATCTCAATGGACTGAATGTTGGAAACGGCAATTTTACAGTCGATGCCAGTGGTAATGTTTCTGTTCGAGGTAGCATCACAATGGCTGCTGGTTCATCAATCAACTGGGCTTCTGTCACAGAATCAAACGTTGGAAATAGCAGCTCATATCAGAGAGCTAATACCGCCTACAACCTTGCAAACACCGCGAACTCAAATGCAGGTGATGCATACAACTTGGCGAACACCGCTTTGCAGGCTGCATACGACAATGCATTGAGCGACAGAGATATCTTCAATATGCTTACTAACGGAAGCACGCGCTTTGGCATTTTTAGCGATTCAACATCGAACAGGCTATATATCAATGCAAATTACATCCGCTCTGGTACTATTGATGCTGATATTATAACTCTCGGCAGTGATTGGGGCGGCTTCAAGTGTGCACTTGGTTCTGACGGTACTGGTCGTTACACCTATGGTGCTAAAATGTATGGGTCTAATGAGGAGTTTTATTTTATCGCTACAAATGCTGGTGTCCGTATGCAATCCGATGGTGAATCATTTGTTGTCACAAGTACCCGTATTGTTGCAAGTACGGATATAGACACCTCTTCGGACAGGCGATTGAAAAACAATATCTCGTCCGACTTAGACAGGTACATCCCATTTTTTATGCGTTTGCAGCCGAGCGTCTATCGGTTTAATTCTGGTCGAAGTGGTAGGTTCCATACTGGCTTTATCGCGCAAGAAGTAGAAGACGCATTGCGTGATAGTGGTCTTAGTACGCAGGATTTTGCTGGATTAGTAAAGTGCTCCGGGCTGAATGATGCACATTCAAAATATACAGACGAGTATTCCCTGCGCTATGCAGAATTCATTTCCCTGAACACTTACATGATTCAGCGATTGTACCGGCGTATTGACGAGCTCGAACAGAAACTTCAAGCAATTGAAGCATAATAACTCCACGATTGAAAAGCACCCGAAGGCTTTTGTAAGGAGTGGCACATCCTATGGTGTTCCGCTCCCGATTTTATTTACCCAAAAGATATAAAGGAGAGCCATATGAAAGACGAGATTATGAATCGACTTACCGCTGTTCTGAATGCGTTGAACGCAGTTAGTGTAAACGGCAAACAAAACCTTGCAAATCTGAGTGGCAGCATTGCTGTTATCGAGGAGGTTACCGCTATGCTGAGTGATGCTTCTATCGAAAAGGCTTCCGCAGCAGATGGCGAAAAGAAAAAGTAAAGGTGGTGAACCTATATGCCCTGTGATTACAGCCCATATACGTTACCGACCATTGACTTCGTAGCTGGAGAGACGCAGGACTTTGCGTTCTACACCTACTTCTATAAGAGCCACCAGCCGTTTGCGCTGAGTGGGTGTACGGCAAACTTCTCTATTGTTAGCTTTACCAACAAGACAGGTGTACCGATTCTTACGAAGCCAATGGAATCACATTTTAACGATGATGTCACCGCAGAAAATGTGTTGGCGGTCACATTAGACCCGTTGGACACGGTAGATTTGTGTGGTAAGTACATCTATCAAATCACTATCAAAGATATTAACGGCAATATCGAGATTCCCAAACAAGGCATCTTATTTATTACCAATAATATCAACAAGAGTTTCATCAGGCAATAAACCGGGGCGTATGCACCCGGCTTTTATTATGCCCATTTTTAGAGGAGGACAGATTCTATGAATACAACCTACTTTCTGAATTGTGCGGCAGGCAATATTTTCAACACGAAAACGTCTCCTGCTCTGCCAAAGACCTATTACATTGGCTTGAGCACCAGCGCCCCTGCTATCAATGGTACTGGTGTAAACGAGCCGTCCACAGATGCTGGCTATGCTCGTGTGAAGTTGAGTTCCCTT